GATGTTGTGCTTGTATTAAAATCAGCGCCTTCGCCTGATAAAGGAGATGCTCTTAAAGTTGTACCGTCATCTATTGTGCCTAATCTTCGGCCAAAAATTGTTGTAAATAATGTATTGATAACACTATCAATTGGCGTACTGACATCACCTGTATTTACACCTGTAATATTTCTTAATTCAACATTTACAGAAGTAGCAATATTTACTTGACCTTGAAAATAAAAACCTGCTGTGTGCATGGTTTTTTTGAAACTGTCTCTCCAGTCATTGATTGAACGGCCCACTTTAATAATATATGAAAAATCTTGAAACAATAAACTGTCTTGTATCTTCATAGTATTTTCTGATAAATGACCGTCTTGATTAATATATGTACCTGCTGTATCTAAAACAGCTGTAACAGTTGATGTGGCTGTTGCTTGATCAAATATTTTAATTGTTGCTGTGGCACCTGAAGTAGCACCTGTTAATGTTACATCTGTGCCAAAAGTACCAGAAGCATTTGAAACCTCTAAAATATTTGTGGATGTATTTAATAATTCTACCGTTGCCGTAATTGTTGTCGAGCCATCTGAACCTAATGCTGAAACGGTTTCATCAGCAGAAAAAGATCCTGTTCGATCAACCAATAAAAGATAAGTTGGTAATTTTAATGTTGGTGGTGTAGGAGAATTTTCATAACCTTTCCCTGGTTCTACAATTTTTAATGATTGAACTCTACCTATATTTGCACCGTAAACTCTTACAACAGCACCTGTACCACCCGAACTTGAAACTGTAACAGTAGGCAAAGAAAGATAATTTGAACCGGCATTTATAATTCTAATGTCTGTAATATCACCTACACCTGTGCCTGACTCTTGTACAAATTTATTTCCTGTATAAGGATCGCCTCTTACAGTTTCATCTTCTAAAATTATATGATCATCAACTGTGCTTGTGCTTTGCTCGTTCGTAAATCCTCCGTTTACGACTGAAACTTTTGCTGTAGCGGCACCACCACCAGTATTTGTATTTGTAAAAACTAAATCATCGTCAATTGCATAACCTGTACCCACATCATCAATAAAAAATTGTGTTATACTACCACGGCCTACATCATCTACTTGAATAATTGATCCTTCGCCACCTGAAGTAATTGCTACATTATCACCCTGTGAGTATAAACTTCCGTCATTTGTAATTGTAGGTTGATTTGGTATACCTGATATGATTGCCTTTATAAAAATATCACTTTCGTCAGAGGCTGTACCTCTTATTTCTTCACCTACTGAAAATGTTCCTGTTATAGTATCTGAATTTACAATTAATTCCGAAACCTCATCAGAACCAATTTGAAATTTAAATACATTTTCTATCACGGCCGTGGCGTCAGAATTTTGACCCTCTATTGTTCTGCCAATTAAATTAACAGCATCGCCCGCTGAAGTTATGACTCTTAATATTTTACTTGTATTCCAATTACCGTCAGATACTCTTAAAATTTGTTCTTTTGGAAAAGTTGTTTCTGATTCAAGACCAAATAACATTCTAAAAAATATTTGATGACCAACGCTTGTGCCTTTTAATCTATATAGTGATTTTATATTTTTAATAAGATTTCTTTTATTAATATTGGCATTTAATTCTTCAGGTATTGTATTTAAAAATTCGTTTCTAAACTTTGTTAAAAAATTTGATATGACTTTGTCAGGATCTCTAAAATTTAATAATTCTTGTATGTTGTTTACAGGATTTGGTCTATAATCATTTACAACAGCACTGGCATTAGAGGAAGCTCCTAATACAGTTTCACCTTTTATAAACTTATTTTGTGCTTCAATGAATAATCGTCCGTTGTCTAAATCTTCTGCTAATATAGTTGAAGTCGCATTTGATGTTTGGCCTGTGATGATTTCACCTCTTGTAAACTTACCAAAAGCAGAACTTTCTAAAAGTATTTTATCACCAGCGTCTAATTGTGTTCGTTCAGCATCAATAAGAGAACCATCTAAAATTAATTTGTTATCTTGGTTTGTTTCTGTTTCTAATATAAAACCATCTGTTGTTTCAACTGATGTCACTGCCAACTCGGCAGATTCCATAAATGTGTAATATGTTTTTAAAAATTGTACAAATTTAGGATGATCTTCTAATACAAAATCAGGAACCTGAGAATTAATCAGGTGTGTTATTTTATCAAAAAACTTAGCCATGGCTACCTACTTGAAGCTGTTGTGTATCCTATACCAGCGTCAGCAGAACCACCAACAAAAGTATCTGCTTCAACTGTGATTGTAGAATTAGCTGTATCTATTTCTAAAATCTGATCTCTTACTGGAACAATATCATTTGATTTAGGTGTAACAGTTAATTCAATAACTGTTGAAGCTTCACCTCTTATGTTTTCTATTGAAGAAATATTTAAAGATGTTAAAGTGATCTGGCCTGTTGTATAATTAATTGTACCTTGTGTATTATTAACGTATGTTCTTACAGAACCAACTAATCTATATCTTCTTACATTACCTGCGCCGTCATCATCTAAAAAAAATACGTTTGTTGTGTCACCACTTACTTTAAAACCTGTTGATTCTAAAATACCACCATTTGTAGCATTGTAACCAGAAACAGGATTATACAAAGCATTTCTAAAGAAAATATCATATCGTGTTGAAGAATTTAATGTAGGTGTAAAATTTTTTCTTATTTTAACAGTAGTAATGTTTGAAATAATACTTGTGTCTGTATCATCTATTAGGCCTGTAACTTTTGAATATCTAAATACGCTATCAAATTTTTGTAAAGTATCAGTATTGTAATCTGTAAGTGTTGAAACAACATCAGATTTTAATGTTGTTGCCGTTTTTGTTGTAAGTTTCTCGTCATATTTTACTGTTGATGTTAAAAGTATAGATGTTGTTTCAGGGTCAACTATTTCTGGTGTTACAGAAGCCACGTTGTATTTTTTTAATTGTGTAACAATGCTTGCTTTTGTGGCCGTTGTTAATGTAGAACCTGAAGCGGCTTTAATTGCAATAATTACTTTACCGTAAACAGGAGTTTCATCATCTTCACCACCCCAAGCACTTACAGATTGTGCATTTGGATAAATTGAACGAACTAAAGACTCATAATCAGAAGTTGTAACGGCACGATTTTGTGCTGTGTATTGTAATGGAGCGTTAAAACGAACTGACTCTTTTGATTCTGCTACAGTACCACCTTGAGCATTTGAATTTGTTGTTACAGTTATATCAGAAAATCCACCCACTGTTGCTGCCGGCGTAAATGTAGAAGCTCCATTAGCGGCATCTACATTTGAAACTATGTATTCTAATATAACAATATTACCATCAGACAATTTTGCACCAATCACATCATCACCAAAATAAACTTCAAATTTACCTTCTTCAATTTCTTGTAAAAAATAAACTTTAGATGTTGATTGAACTTCAGCAAGGCTTGTAGCTAAAGTATATGTATTTGTTGTTGTATCATTAGAACTTGTTTGAACTTTGACAACTAAAGTTGAAGTATCAGCTAAAGGACTTTGAATAATAAATTTTTGATCAACATCTGTTGTATCAACAGTATATTTAAATATAACTAAAGTACCCTCATATAATTCAACATCCGAAAAATTATAAACACCATCTACAGGTGTTGTAACAATATCAGCATTGTTTATAAATTGAAAAGATGTGTCGTTTACAGTGGTTGTAAACACGGTTCCTTTTGTCATAGTAATAGATGAACCTGTTCCATCATTAATTAAAACATCTACACTCGCCGTTGGTGTTCTAACGGAAGAAGGAGTATAACCTAACATTTTTGCTAATGATACAATATTTTTTCTTATGTCAGCACTGTCTAAATACATTTCATTTGCTAACATATTAGCATTAAATCCTAGATAGTGAGTATTATAAGCGAGTACATCTAAAAGAACGGCAAAACCTGAACCTTCAAAATTATAATCTTGAAATTCTGATTGACTTTGTAAAAATGTTTTTAAATTAGCTTTAACGGCATCAAAATCAAAATCAGCTACTTCTAATTTTTTACTTGTCATGTTATCTTAATCTTTCTAGAAATGATTGTACTTCAATTAACTCATCTGAACCCACAACATAAAAATAAATTCTCATATCGTAAGCATTACTATCAATATTTGGATTAGCTACAATTTGAACTAATCTAATACGAGGTTCAAAATTTACCAAAACTTCTTGCGTTCGTCTTTGCAACATTAATGCAGTCATTGGTGTGATTGGTTCAAATAACATCGCTCTTATACCTGAACCTATTTCAGGATGAAAAGGCCTTTCAAAGTGTGATGTATTAACTAAATTTCTTACACTTCTTTTAACAGCTTCTATATCTGTTAACTTGTTTACATCATTAGTAACCGTATTACGGCCAAAATCTAAATCTAAATCTTTATATTTAACTGTAGCTCTTTTACTTTTATTTAAAGAACTTGTACCAGAGGCATCGTAATTTGGCATAATCTTAAATATTTATATGCAATTTAACCACCGCAAAAAACATTTGATGAACCCTCTGCTACAGAAGTGCATCCAGAAATAGCATCACCAACACGGCCTGCTCCTTTTCCATTTATAAAAACAGTCGTAGAACCAATTGCTATTGGTGCTGTGTGAGAGGGACAAGGTGCACCCGGTAATAAATGTGATGTATTGACATCACCTTGACGTGACCAAGGTATACTATTTACAAATACATTAGGAGAACCTTCAGCTCTTGTCATTCCTGAACAATGACTTACATCAGCGTCACCTATTCTTGTTGCTGCTGGCATTTATTTTCCTTTTATTTGTTTCTCTACTCATTAATTCTTTAAATTTAATATTCCAATTATCTATTTCAATATGTTGTTCTTCTGTGTGTGGGCCATCAGGTATTTTAGGAAAAAATTTAATTACATTGTCAAAACTTTTTGGTATTTTATCAAAATTATCGTATTTTTCTAATTTACCATTATTTAATATGATAAATTCGTGTGGCATTATCTTCCTTGGCCTCTATAAACTTTAAAACCTCTTTTTTTGTGTTTGTTCATCATTGATTTGCTTAAAAATCCATGGCCAATGCTTGTTCTCTTTGGTTTACTTGATTTTTTTAGCGAACTTATTGCGTTTGATACTTTTTTTACCATTTTTTCTTGGTTTTTTTATTTTTTTAGATTCATAATCTCTTATCATCCAAGATAAATCTCTGGTTTTTTCAAAATCATATGTCATATGATTATTTATTATGATTCTTTTTGAAAAATATTGATTTTTTTGAAAAAAAACACAAGAACAAAGATAGAACAACAAAAAAAATTAAATAAATCATTGATTTTATTGACTTATTTCTTTAAAAATATGTCAAAAATGTGTTATTTTTGCTTGATTTATTGATTTTTAAGTGTTATATTATATTTATATTAACAATTAATAATATAACTGAAAGGAAATAAATGTTAATTAAAATTAAAAAAGAGAGTTTATACAATTTGAGTTTAAACTTACCTGCAAATAACGAAAATGACGCAAAAAAAGCATTTGATGCTTTTAAAGTTATGACTGATTTAAGAAAAGCTGGTGCAAACAATCTAATGTATTGTTTATCTTTTAGAAAAAGTGTAACTTCTAAAAAAGATCAAATAGCTGTATCTAAAGTAGGTGTTAAAAGAGTTAAAAAAGCTTTTGATTTCTTCGCTAGAGAGTTTGGAAAGGTAGCATAATATGAAAAAATATAAAGATATGTTAAACGAAACTAAAAAGTATAACGTTACTTGGGAAGTTTCATTTAATAATGGCTATAAAAACATTGATAATGTTGTTATGGCAAAAGATGAAAAAGAAGCTGAAAAGGTTTCCGAAAAACTACTAAACAAATACCTTGAA